ATATGAGAAACTTTATAATCTGCTGCAAGTCTACCTGCCCACAGAAATCTTTCATTGCTTGCTTTAGGTGTACAATGAGGGTCACCTATAACTAAGTGCGTTGCCATTAGTTTAACTCCTTATCTCGTTTCATTTTTAAGTATTGAAGAAAATCAATAACATTAGATTCGTCATCAAATTCTGCGACAGAACTAATAGACATATCTTTATTGTTTTTCCTTTTATCTTCAGCAAATCCACGAAGTCCCCATAGAAACGTTGAATGAGGGTCGGAAGTTGCCATTTTTATCATGCCTCTAGCAATTGTAGAACATAATTCGTATTCTTCCGTAGACATTTTAGATTGACTATCCATAATAATGCTACAGTGAAAACCTTTTTGCCAAGGACTTACAAGCACCTTAACAGAATTAAGATAATTTGTTTTATTTTTTTTCATTAATTCCAATACCTATCATAATTTTCTCTATTATACTCTACAATTTTATATACATATCCTCTTTTCATACTTTTTTTACCAAAATCTTCTGCATCATTTTCTTTATCAAATACTATATTAGTGAACATTCTATATTCCTTTTCTTTTTTTTGTTTATAAATTACAAAATACAACATCATAAGAGTTGGTGAAGAATAGACCCCTCAAACTACTCTCCACCAGCCTCCATAGTCTCATCCTTCTTAG